TACATCTCTCACACCTCTAATAGATGCGGCTAATATTTGTGTAGAATCCCATGATTGCTTCTCAAATACGTTAGCAATGTCCTTAATAAGACACAATCCACCGAATGAATTATCATCCACACGTCCCACAAATGGTGATACGTATGCAGCACCTGCCTTAGCAGCAAGAATTGCCTGTGATGGTGAGAAAATAAGGGTAACATTGACTCTTATATTATTCTCAGAAAGTTCTTTGCAAGCTTGCAATCCATCTGGTGTGCAAGGTACTTTAATAGTAGCACACTTAGGGAATTTCTTGGCTAGTCTCTTACCTTCAGAGATCATATTCTCTTTGCTACCAATGACCTCCATACTGATGTCTGTAAGACCAATCTCTTTGATCTCCTGGTAGACTTCTTCGTGGTTTCTACCACTCTTTCTGATTAATGATGGGTTAGTAGTTAAACCATCAATCAAACCAGTCTTAAAATGTTTACGGACTTCACCCGTTATCGCTGTGTCTAAAAATAATTTCATTGTACGTGTATAACTCCTTTCATTCCTGCACCAGCATGAGGATCACATTGAAACTCAAAGTCTCCTGCGTCTGGAAATGTAACATCAAAACTATCACCAGTAGCAAATGCTAGATCGCCGTGTGATAATTCTGGATGATCCTTTACTATCATATTGTGTGGAGGTAATGCTCCATTAGTAAAGGTAATTGTATCACCAGCGTTAATAGTAATATCATTTGGTTCAAAAACTAAGTTTCCATTTGAACCCATCTGCACTTCTGTTGCCCATACAGGTAAGGCGAAGAAAAATGCTAGTAATGCTGTAAATAAGTATCTCATTCGTTTAAAGCTTCCATACGTAGGAACTGTTCATTTAGATTATAGTACAATTTATAGTTAGTTGTCGTTACGTAGTACCCCACTATGTCGTTTCCATCACAATGGTATCCATAACCTTTAAGAGTCTCATTAACACCATCAATTCTAAAGGTTTTACCTCCATGTTCCAGATAGTTATGGAACTTTTCGTCAAGGTTAATCATGGCTTAAATCCTATGGGTTTATTCTGTCTATTATAGAAATCATCCTTCTTCCTAGCAGCCATTTTTCTTCTAAAACCTTCTTCTTTAAATTTATCCTCTGCATCTTCTGGTGGTTTTGCATATATATCAACTGGTTTTAGATGAAAATTACCAGAGGCACACATCCTTCTACCTTTAGTTGTTGGTACTTCATGATCTAGATGTCCAGGAAATGCAACTAACATACCATTCTCAGGTTGTATAACCTCACCCTCAACAATTAAGGGTGCACATCCTTCATCAACCTCAACATAATAAACAACTGAGAAATGAGAGGGAAAATGATTATGATGTAGAGTCTCATCACCATCTTCATAATCCATCACCCAAAAGTTAAAGGGTTCAAACTCAGCTTGATTATCATTATAATATTGATTAGCAACATAATTACAACACGAGGTCATTATATCTACTAGAGGATTAAATGCTTTTGTTAGCTTGTGAGTGAACCAATGACTTCTCCATGCTCTAACATTACTCTCAACACCTTGAGGAAATTCCTTTTTCATGGCGAGTATATGAAACTTTACATGCTTATTGATTGATTCATAATCATCAATTATGGTAGTAAAGATTGGAGTCTTTTTTTGTACAAATCGTGCGTCAATTTTAGGCATAATCCTTTCTGTAGTAGCGTCCTAGTATGTTACTGTTATAGTATGCTGGTGTTCCATCATCCAAAGTCTCTTGCAAGACATTATTAAGAAACAATTGTTTTGTTTCCTCGTAATTTACCTTGCCTTTGGTGGGATGGGTGGATAAGATCTCTCTCTTGAATAGGTCGTTCCCAAGTAGTTTTCTATCTGCCTTAAGTTCGTCAGAGCTTCCGTAGTACTTCTTCCAGTCACTCTCAGACGTAACCCTTCTCTTACCACCTCTAGGTTTACGTTTGGACCAAAAGTATTTACGTCCGATGTATTGCTTACCTGTCTGGATATTAGTAATCCTGTAGACAAAACCGAACTGGTCGCCAATGTGCTCAGTAATAAAAGGTTCACCCTCATATATCCAGGGGTTTTCATAAACTCCCTCTTCAGCCATTTCATAATTTTTATATCTCTAGCCATATTTATCCTACCAACCTCTCCTCTGTATGAGCACCACACTCGACTAGTGCGGCTTGTGCTATCTTTAGAGCATCATCACTAACATCACAGACAGTACAGTCACGATCAAGATTAAATGCTGCTACAGCAGTGGTTCCAGAACCACAAAAAGGGTCAAAAACTGTCCCATCTTTAGGACATGATGACTTGATGATCCTCTCCAATAACTTTACGGGTTTCTGGGTAGGATACTTACGCTTATTCTTCTCTGATCTAGAGATGAAATGTATATCATCCCAGAAATTCTGGATAGGAGACCCCTTAGACTCAGATAGATAGATCTTTTTGTATGGTAGGTTGTTACCATAATGAATCAGACCCTGAGCATCAAGCTCCTTAGTCTTCTCGAAGTCAAATCTCCACCCATACTCAGGATCATACATCTTATATTGATACTTATGACCTGGTCTAGACTTCTCACCAGTAAGCTTACCTAATGCATAGTATCCCTTCTCATCTTTATTCTTAAATGAGTTGGCTTCATAGGTAGGATCTAGTGGTTGGTACTGTACATCAAAGAATGGATCACCTTTACGAAAAGTCATGATAGAGTCAACGATGTTACCCCACCCTTTCTTTATATTATTCTTAGGACCAGACCTCTTCCATGAGATATTGGTGTAAAACTTGCCTCTAACCTCTTTAGTAAGGTCACCTAACACCAATGCATTACTATCAAAATTATTGTGGCAGTACAACCAACCATTTGGTTTCAGTGCTGCATAACAATCCTGTATTACAGTAGCATACCACTCAATATAGGCATCAGTTGACTCCCATTTATCATCAAAGGAGACCTTCTTATCCTCTTCAAACATGAAGAACTCCCTATCAAGACCGAAGGGAGGATCAATGTATATTAGGTCGTATTTTTCTCCATAATTATTGAGGTTTTCAACCCTCTCTTTTCTCAATTTGATCGTCATAATGATTTTCCCACGGGTCGGGTATTAAATTCCTTGGTCTTTTTGCTGTTGAAGGAAGTCCTTCAGGTTGGACTGGCAATTGGGTGGGTCGGGTTCGGTAATCCCCTTCTTCTTCTTCCAGTCGTTGTGCATAGCTTGCATCATCCAACTCTGGGCTAAACTCTTCGGTCCATTCATCAACAGTTCTGTGTTGACTTTGCCGTGGACTTTCATACCTAGGTACTCTTGTCTCCACGACTCGTCTCGTGGTTCTAGTTCTGTACTTTGAGTCATAATTTAAAATCAGAGAAAGTATCTTTCTTAACATCTTGTTTAATACTACCAATCATATAGCTTTCAACCTCAGTCTCTTGTGGTGCTACTTGTAATCCTTTAGAGGTCAACCAGTGAGCAGTCCAAGGTAATGGATTGTTTGCTAAAGGTGTATCGTATATAGGTTTGAGACCCATAGACTTTAACCTACGATTAGCAGTCCATTCAACATACTTCTGCAAGAGTACATCATTCAATCCTATTATACTACCATCTTTGAACAGGTATTCAGCCCATTCTACCTCTTCTTCGACACATTTCTTAAACATTTCATAAACATTCTCCTCCTCTTCCTTAGCAATTTCTACCATGTCTGGATCATCACCTTCATTCCACTTGTTTAGTATATTATTCGTGACTCCCATGTGTTGTGATTCATCACGAGCAATAAGGGAGATGATCTTTGCTGATCCTTCGAGTAACTTGAGCTCACCAAATGCAAAGGAGCAAGCGAAAGAGACATAAAAGCGAATACCTTCAAGAATGTATACATTAACAACTGCCCTATATAAGTGTCTTTTTAAATCTTTGATTGTCCATTCTGAGTTGGGATGATTTCTCATACCATCTGTCCAAGCACTGCTTTGACCATACTCTTGTGCATAATTGATGAACTCATCATATGCTTTAGTAACTGACTGAGCACGTGCTAGTATCTTCTCATCATCTAGTATAGTATCAAAGACCTCAGATGGATCTGAGTATACATTCTTAATGATGTGAGTGTAAGACCTACTATGAATCATCTCCATAGTCTGCCATATATTCATACAACCTTCAAGCTCAGGTAGTGAACAGTAAGGCATGAAAGCCATACCAGGTGCACGACCTTGTACAGAGTCCAAGAGGATCTGGTACTTAAGATTGCTGGTAAATATGTGTCTCTGTGCTGCATTTAACGTCTGATAGTCTGCTCTATCTTTCTGTAACGATACTTCTTCTGGTCTCCAGAAAAATCCTAGTTGTGTCTGTGTTAACTTATCAAATATAGGATACTTAAACTTGTCGTATCGTTGAACTCCTAGTGGAGGACCAAAGAACATCTGTCCTTTGGTGGTATCAGTCTTCTTTGTATTAAAGACAGTCATACCAGTGATCTCATCAGATTTTGCAGCTGTCACAGTCCTCCTCCTCGGTAGAAAAGATATCTTCTAAAAGATTCTGGACTGATTCTTTATTGGAATCCAAATCTACCTCGTCTGTCTTACTATCATATGTATTCTGGTAGTAAGATGTCTTCCAACCATACTTATAAGTCGTTAATAAATCTTGAGCCATCACCGAGGTAGGAACCTCATTGTTCTCAAATTGATTTGGATTGTAACTCCAGTTACCACTGATTGCTTGGTCAAAGAACTTCTGCATCACTGCTACTATATTAATATAACCAGCATTAGAAGGCATATCCCAAAGGAGCGTGTAATTATTCTTAAGGGTGGCAATGTTAGGTACGATCTGTTTGAGAGGTCCCTTCTTAGACTTCTTCGTTGAGATATAATCTCTGGGTGGTTCAATACCATTTGTAGCATTAGAGACAACCGATGAGGACTCTGAAGGCATCTGTGCCGATAGAGTGCTATGTCTGAGTCCGTGAATTCTGATAGACTCTCTAAGTTCTTCCCAGTCATAGTTAAGTTTGTTAGGTACGATCTCATCTACATCTTTTTTGTAAGTATCAATGGGTAGATATCCATCAAAGTACTTTGTTTTGTTGAACGCATCACAAGCTCCCTTCTCTTCAGCAATCTTATTAGATGCTTTAAGTAGATTGTATTGGAATGCCTCAGTCAGATCATGTACTAATTTCCATGCCTTTGGATCTTCATACTTAACATTATTCTTAGCAAGATAATGTGCTAAACCGATGAATCCTACACCAAGAGAACGTCTAGCAAGTGTGCTACGTCTTGCTGCTTCTACTGGATACTTCTGATAATCAATCAACTCTTCTAGAGCTCTCACAGATAGGTCACAGAGCTCTTCAATCTCATCTAAACCACGTAGCTTACCAACATTAATAGCAGATAAGATACACAATGCTATCTCTCCACTACCATCTATATGTTGGATAGGATCTGTAGGTAGAGTGATCTCCTGACAGAGATTACTCATGTATACCTTGTCCTTAAATGATGAATGACTATTACAATGGTCAATATTCATCAAGTAGATACGACCAGTCTCTGCTCTCTCCTTTAAGAGGTCGAGGATGAGCTCTTGAGCATCAACGGTACTTCTTGGGATGGTGGAGTCGGACTCGTATTTAATATAGAGTTCGTCAAAGGTATCGCTACCAAAAGCGTCATACAACCCAGGGACATCATGAGGGCTGAACAAAGTAATAGGTAGATTTTTGATAAATCGCTCATAAAATAATTTACTTAACTGGATGGAGTAGTCGAGTTTTCTGACTCTGTTGTCTTCTGTTCCTTTGTTGTTTTTGAGGACGAGGATGTCTTCGATTTCTTGATGCCAGATCGGAAAGTGGACAGTCGCTGACCCACCTCTGATCCCGTTTTGAGTGCAACATCGGACAGTTGATTCAAACTTCTTAAGGAAGGGTACAACACCTGTGTGCTGAACCTCCCCACCTCTGATTTTAGAGTTGATGCCTCTGATTCGGCCTGCGTTAATGCCGATACCAGCCCTTTGTGCAACGTACTTGCCAATAGCCATGTCGCTGCTAAAGATAGAATCGAGGGTGTCATCAATATCAACCAGAACACAAGATGCAAATTGACGAATAGGTGTCCTGACTCCTGCAATGACTGGGGTTGGGATGTTGATGTAGTGTCTGCTGATGGCGTTGTAGTATCTTCTGACATAATCTAATCGGGTTTCTATAGGATAATCTTGAAAGAGGGTAGTAGCAATCATGATATACATGTACTGCGGTGTCTCATACACCTCATTTGTACTGCGATCTTGTACCAGATACTTATCTGCTACTTGTCTAAGACCAGCGTATGTAAACAACAGATCACGATCATGATCTATCCATGAATCTATCTTATCCCACTCTTCTTTGGTGTATTTAGATAATATGCTACCATCGTATACACCTTTTGTTACACACCCTGTAGCATGTTCAAATAGATGGGGGTAACCTTTCGGCCATTGAGACCCAAACACCTGCTTTCTGAGTCCATACAGAAGCAATCTAGCAGCAGCAAATTGATAATTAGGTTGCTCTAAACTAATTAGATCACTCGCAGATCTAACAAGGATCTCTTGAATATCAGAGGTCTCAATCCCATCATAGAATTGTAGTCCAGAATTCATTTCTATTTGTGATGCACTAACACCACTACCAAGACCTTCACAAGCGTCTGCTACAACTCTATGGATCTTTTCGAGGTTCAACCCCTCAATATCACCGTTACGCTTGTGTACTTTTGTGTCTGTTCCGTTGCTCATACTTTTTTCCAGTCGTTAAGTCTAAGGTTTGCTTCTAATCCGTAGTATACATTTGATTCTACCACGGTTTGTACATTATGTCCAGCTAGGAACATGTCGTTGATGTCCTTCTCCTGTATATTCTTAGGCCATATCACAACCTTATCTCCTCTGTCCACGGATCGGGAGATTCTACTGACGATTTCTCTGTTGCGTGGTTCATTATCATAAACCCAAATATAATCGCTCCAACTATACGTCCGAGGATCAACATCGGAGCCAGCCATAGCAACCGAGTTTTTAAGAAATGTCGCATCGAATGGTCCTTCTGTAATGTAAATGGGTTTGTCCTTATTAATCCTATCCAATCCAAAGATCTTAGGTCTACTCTCGTCAAGCATGATCGTGATGTACCTCATCTTTGACGTAGGGGCTAACGATCTACCTTGATACCCAAAGAGCTTACCATCACTATCTTTGAATGGTATAATTATTCTCGGACTATCTTGTCTTGCTGTATCATATGTCTTCTTCTGTTTGTTTGTCCAAGCTTTAAACTTAGGACAATAATAGAAGTAATCTAGACATTTAATCTTCCTATTTTCGAGATATTCTCGTGCTGGATGTGATGTATTTAGATCAGAAATCTTCTCTAAATCAATTGTATTGAAAGTAGGATTTTTAAACTTAAACTTTGGTTCAGGTGTGAAGGTACGTGACCCAGTTTTATCAGCACTACGAAATTTCTCCATGATATATCGGTCATGGAGTAATGGATCTTGATCTTTTAAAAAATTGGATAGTGTCCTACCAACACCACAGTTGTGGCACTTGTAAACATAATCATTCTTTATCAGAAAAATGTATCCCCTAGCTTTATTCTTATGTTTCTTAGAGTCTCCACAGTAAGGACACCTAAAATTATAAAGACCTCTCTTCTTATTTGAAAAGAGGTTAAGCCTGTGAGATACTAGTGTTATGTACTGTTCGTCTAGTACGGACATCCAATACCTTTATAGTACTCACTACTATACTAGAAAAATTCTATCTCGTCAACTCAGAGGGTGACACTTCAAACACTGGTCTAACTATTTTTTGTCCGATTGGACTAACGATGAAAGATATAATACTAAGAGCACCAAATATAGTCCACATCTTCTTCTCCATGACCTGAAGACGATCATCAACCTTACGTATGTCACGTTCACACCCCTTTTTGATGTCTAAAGCTTGACGGTTTACTTCACGATGTACACTTTCGATCTTCTCGAAGAGGACACCATCAATCCTATCCTGTTTGTCCAACTTTTCGTTGTGAACAGCAAGAAGGTTACCCATCTTGACAGAATTGTCTTGAAGAGTATCAACAACTTTTTCCAGCCGCTCTATTATAGCAGCGTTAATACTCTCGGCCATTTATTAGGTGTTTCTTATTGCGAAATCCAGAGCAGTCTGGAAGGTTGACGCATCCTTATTCAACATAAATCTATACTGCTGTTGTTGCTCGTCACCCAATTGAGCATACGCAGCTGCTATCTTCTTAGCAGAGAAGTTATCTAAATTCTGTTCGGACTTATCAGAGAATGTAATCTTAGCAAAATCTGTTTCGCCACTAGGATTAAGTTCTGATGTCGCTACTTGTAATGCTACATCTAAAGCATCTACTGTTTGTGTATTTTCAGTCATAATGTTATCACTTTCATGTTCAACTTCATTCTTTTGTAATTTTTTAGTTTGACTAGAAGCTTTCTTCTTAAAGTCAGATAGACGAGCCTTCATAAGGATGTCCATCTCCTTAGACTTGTCTTGCATTCCTTTCTTTGCTTGGTCTTTCTTAGTTTGAAGTTGCTTCTGCCTCTTCAACTTTTTCATTTGACCAATCTGCTTCTGAGCACGTTCTGTTTCAGTAGGTGCTGCTTCAGAAATAGTTGTTTCTAGTTCTTCTTTCTTCATCTTCCTTTTGGTAATACGAGAGAGCATAGTTTTAGCACCCTTGGTGCGTCCGTCTACCATGTCTTGATTCGCTTTTTTATATTTGCGAGCAGACTTAGTATTAACGAATACGAATGCAGGAGGCATTGATAAGGCAGCACCATCGCCAGCCATCATCTCAGTTAAATTAGACTCAGTTGCCTTAGACATTCTTCATCCACATCGGTATTTAGGTTTAAGGGTAATCTATCTAAAAAGTACATGAAAGCTTTTAGGATAGACCAATGCGTTGCATCTATTTTAAAGAACAACAACGGTGTTGCTGCATCACCAAACGCATTGTATAGTATTATAATATGATTTAGGATCAGATGAACCTTGAAATCTCCACTCGTTTCATATCTCCTCAGAAGTCTCTTAATATATTTGAAGCGTTTTAAATCTTCTTCAAAGTCTTCGTAGGTTACAGAGAGTGGGTTATCATAATTTTTAATAGCAAACATCAACCAGTTGTCCTGGTTCAATTCATCAAAATTCATTTATCAGCTAACAAAGGTTAGTGTAGCAGCACCATTAGTAATTACTTCAACACCACCAATGGAGTTGTTGACTTTAACTCTGAACTTATCTCCAGTCTCACTAGCAGTTTCGCCAGTAAGTGCGAGGTTTGCAGAAGTTGCACCTGATACATCTGTCCATTCTCCACCAGTAACATCAAGTCGTTGCCACTGATAGGTGAGAGATGCTCCAGCACCTGTAGAAGATGCAGCGACAGTAAATGTTGCTCCACCACCAGAGGTGTTCTGGTTAGC